CATGATCACCACCGTGCTGATCATGCCGGTGAAGATGTCCTCGATCGAGCTGCTGATGCTGTCGCCCACGCTGCCGATCGACGCCAGCGAGTCCGCAAAGCTCTTCGTCGCGACGATGCCGGCGTTGGTGGCGTTGCCCACGTTGCGATACTCGCCGCTCAGCCGCTGCAGGTCGCCCTGCATGTTGCCCAGCGTCGCCCGCGCGTAGTTCAGCTGCTGCGCGTACTTCTGCACGACGTCTTCGTTGTCGCCGTAGTCGCGCTTCGCCTCGGCCAGCTGCTTGCGCAGCGTCTCGACCACCTTTTCCTGTTCGGCGATCTGCTTCTTCAGGTTCTCGGCCTTCAGACGGTTCTTCTCCTGAGCCGTGGCGTTTGCGCCCAGCTCGGCGGTCTCGGCCTTCAATTCGCTCCGAAGCGTCTTCAGGTTCCGCTGCGCGGTCTGTAGCGCTGCCGAATACTCTTTCTCGCCTTCAAGCTTTATCTTGGCCTTGATTTCCTTTTCCTTGCCCGCCACGGTCCATCACCTCACAAAAGCCCCATGCGCCGCTGGATCTTCGCGCCCATCAGCCGGGCGTCATACTCCGCGCGCAGTTTGTAGCAGTCCAATATCCACCCGGGCAGCATGTGCCGAGCCTCGGTCACGCTGATCCCCGCGATCAGCCCGTAACCGTAATACTCGCGCACGCGCATGCTGCGCCGGTCTACGCTTTTTTTTCTTCCGCTTCGATTTCGGCCAGATAGCCGTCGTGCACGTTGTCGTCGGCCTCGTTGCCGTCCACCGTCTCCGCGTGCATGCCCTCTTCCAGCGCCGCGCGGATGGCGTCGCCCAGCTCCTTCAGCTTCTCAAGCGGCAGGTGCTTCAGCGCCTTTTCGTCCACCTTCCGGCCGTCGCCGGCGTAGTCGCTGGCACTGTTGGCCAAAATCACGAACATCGTGCGCACTGTGCGCACCTGCTGGTGGCCTTCGCGCAGCAGCGTGAACATCTCCTTCAGGCTGCCGAACGTGTCCTCCACCTGCTCCATCGCGTCCAGGTCGAACCGCAGCTCGTACTCGACGCCGTTAACCGTTGCCTTTGCCATATGCTCCTCCTAAAAAATCGGGGCGGTGTCACCCGCCCCGCCCTGTCGTCAGGAAATGCCAGCCTTGCCGTTCAGCCAGGTACGCACCGACGCCTCGGTGGTGCCGGTGTTCGTCTGGTAGAACTCCACCGCGCCGCTCGAAGACGTGGTCACGCCCAGGATCTCGCCGGTCAGCTGCGTGGTCTGGAAGTTGGTGCTCTCGCCCTTGGTCTCCGCGTTGTCGTTGTCCAGGCCGAACTGCACCTTCTCGAACCAGTAGCCCACGTAGCTCACGGCGCCGCCGCTGACTTCCTTGGTGATGTAGCCGAAGCCCACGTACGGCGCCTCGGTGTCCGTCACGGTCAGCGTGCCGCTGGTCACGGCGTAGCCCAGCAGCGCGGTCTTCACCGTGTCGGGCAGCTTCGCCAGCTCCAGCGTGATCGTGCCGCCGGTCATGCCGTTCACGCGCTCGACAACGTGGTTGTCGGCGCTCAGCTTCGCGTTGTCGCGGGTGATCGCCACGTCCGCGCGGATCATCATGTCCGCCTGCGTGGCGCCGCTGGAATACGTCACGGCGCTGCCGGCGCCGCCGCCGGTCACCTTGGCGTACGTCAGGCCCTTCAGACCGATTCGTGCCATCTGTTTATCCCTCCAGTGTTACTTGGTGATCTCCGCGATCAGGCGGTCCTGCTCGGCGGCCATCGCCGCCAGCGCCACCGCTTCGATCTTGGATTGGTTCTTCGTGATGAATTTGTCGCCCATTTTCCGCTTGTGACTGCGCTTGCGCTTGCCGTCAGGCTTGCCCCTGCCGTAGTTGATCACGTAGGCCTTCACGGCGTTCGCCACGCCCTTGTGGTCGTAGCCCTGCGGGTAGACGGACACTTCGCCGCCGCCGAGGCTCTCCTTGTACTTGCCGGGGCCCACGCTCTCAAGCATCTCGCCGGTGCGCACATGGCGTGCCTGCTGGATGTCGCGCTTGTACTCCACAATGGCGGCGTCGGCGCCGGCCATCACGATCTTCTTGATCATCGAACGGTCGCACAGCTTGTTCAGCTGCAGCTCCACGTCCGTGATACCGGTTACCTTCGCGTTCGCCATCAGCCCTCAGCCTCCACTTCCAGCGGACCGTACCACCACGCCGTCCACTGCCACTCGACAGCGTCGATGTCGTAATCGTAGGCGCGCGTCGGCAGGCTGTAGCCCAGATCCAGCGCCTGCAGCGCTTCCTGCACCTTGGCGCACCAGCTGTCGTCATCGCCGTGCACGTAGATCGTGATGGTCAGCGCGTAGCACTGCAGCGCCATCACGTCGTCCGCCCACAGCGCGCCGCTCTGGCCGGTCAGCTCCACGACGCCGTAATTGTCCGGCGCCTTGTTCAGCCAGGCATCGCGCACGAACGCCAGCCCCTCGATCTGGTTCAGCCGCTCGACGGTCATGTCCACGATGTTCATCGTTCTTCGCTCCTTCGCACGGTCAGCTCAATGCCATCGTCCTCGGTCACGTAGGTGCGCACAATGTCGTATTTCAGATCGCCGTAGCGCACCAGGCGCTCGCCCTGGTATTCCTCGGCGATCGACAGCGCGAACACCAACTCCGGCTGGATGCCAGCGTTCATCGCGCTGTAAAACTCGGTGCGCGTCACGCTCTTCACGGTGCAATACACCATGCGCTCGGTGTCCTGCACCTGCGCGTGCACGCCGTGGGCGCTCTCATCCTGCGTGATGAGATAGATCACGTCAGCCTTCAGCACTGCCGTCACCCCAGTCCGTATAGCCGGTTGCCGTCGCCAGCTGCGCCTTCTGCTCATCGTACGCGGCCTTCAGCCGATCATAGTCCGACGGGCTCTTGAAGTGCGCGCGGCAGTAGGTTTTCACCGCCTGAATGATCAGCGGGCTCTCGACAAGGCTGCTGTCAACGCCGGCCAGGCCCAGGTCGGCCAGCGCCGCCGCGATCAGATCGTCGATCTCGTCGTCGTACGCATTGACGGTGATCGCCAGCGCCTTTTTAACTGCCTCCAGCATTTCGTGTCACTCCCATCCTTGTAAAGGCGCGGCCGTCAGGCCGCGCCCGGTCGTCTCATCGTCCCGATCAGGTGCCGCTGCGCTGGAAGCGCACGAACGCCGCGGTGTCCAGCAGCTCGCCGTCCGCCAGGCACGCACCGCGGAACTGCAGGTTGGTGGTGGTGGCGGTCTCGAACGGCTTCACCTCGATGGGCTTGAAGATGTTCACCTTGTAGGCCTTCGGGTCGCCGTAGAAGATGGTCTCCTTGGTGGAGATGACCGCCTCGCTCATCAGAACCACATCGTGGCCGAACAGCTTGTACTGGAAGCCGTCGTTGATGATGTAGTCGTTCAGCGCGGTCAGAGCCATGACCTCGTTGAAGAACATGCTCGGGCTCATGATCCAGATGGCGCCCTGCTGATAGTTGCCGCCCAGCGCAGCCATGATGCCCAGCAGCGCGGCCTTGGTCAGGGTCGCCGGGATGGCGGTGGAGCTGGCGGTCACGCTGGCGGAAATGCCCTTCAGCGCGTTGGTGCCGGTGCCGACCAGCGCGTCCTTGTTGATCGCATAGCGGATCTGGCCGACCAGGTTGTCCACGATCCAGTCGTGCACGGCGGCGATCGCCATGTGGTCGATGTCGGCGCCCACGGTCAGCAGCTTCACGTACTCGTTCGGGATCAGGTCGACATAGCCGATCACGTCGCTGGAATCGGAGATGGTGCCGCCCACGGCCTGCGCGGTCGCGGCGTTGTTGGTGGTGGCCTTCGGGAAGCGCACGTAGGTCGGGAACTGGCTCACGTCCACGCGGCCCAGAAGCTCGGCGGGCTTGATCAGCTTGTCCCAAACGGCGTTCACGGTCATGGTCGGAATCACGGCGCCGGCGCTCGTGAGAGCGGCGCGCTCTTCCTCGTTCAATTCGCGGCCGACAAGACGCTTGGTCCAGGCGTCGCGATATTCGATGGTCTCAATGCCAAACATGCGGGTTTCCTCCGTTTCATCGTTGTGGATGGTCTCTTTGGTTTCACCGGCGCCCTCGGCGACGGCGGCGCGAATCTCCACGCGCTTGGTCTCGGCAGCCTTGCGGCGCTCCAGTTCATCCTTGATCGCGCGGGCTTCCGCCTCCAGCGCGTCCAGGTCGGCGTCGGCGTTGTCCACCTCGGTGGCAATCGCCGCGCGGCGCTCCTCAAGCTGCTCCACGGTCATGGTCGTGTAATCCATGCCTAAAGCACCTCCGTCAGTATTCGGATCTTCTGTTTCTGCTGCTCCCTTGCCCTCTGCTCCGCTTTTGCGCTCTCCAGCGATGCGCGCGCGCTCTCCAGCGCGTCGCCCATGTTGCGGGTGTTGATCGAAGTCGCAGCGTATGCCGGGAACGTCACGGCGCTCACTTCCATCACGCGGCCGATCGCTCTGATGCGCCGCGTCGGATGCTCGCTCTCCATGTCGTCCCAGCTATCCCCATCGACGGTGAACATGAACGACATTCCGGAAATGTCGCCGCGCTCGACCGCCGAATAAAGGCTCATCGCGTCCGCGTTGCGCTCCGTGTCCAGATCCACGCGGATGCCCATGCCGTCATCGTCCACCGTCATCTGCATGGTGCTGTTCTCGTTGTTGTTGCGAGAGCGCGCCATCGGGATCATGTCGACGTTGTGGTTTACAAGGAATCGGACGTCCTTCAGATCGGTGTGATCCAGCGCGCCCGCCTCGATGATTTCGTCGTACCAGCCCAGATCCGTCCGCGAATTGAACACGATCGGCCGGCCGGTGATAAAGTGCCCGTGCTGCTCGCTCTGATCGGCGCGCAGCTCAAAGTTAAACGCCCTGATTTCCGTCTTCGGGGTCATTGTCGTCGCCTCCGTCCTTGGCTCTGTCGTCCAGGTTGTAGTACTCGCCGCGCACCGGCAGCTGGCTGCCGTACGGCTCCGGCAGCGGCGCAAGGTTCCAGATCTCCCGGATCTCGTTGCGCGTCATCAGCCCGCGGTCGGCCATCTGCGCCGACACGTTCAACTTGTCGGCATTGCTCATATACTGCAGCCGGTTCGCCGTCGCGAATACCTGCGTGCCCTGCGCGCGCTCCCTCGGCGTGAACAGCATCTTCGTCAGCACCTCGGAAAACTGCAGCGCGAACGGCTCGATCGCGCCCTCATAGAACGCCGTCCAGGCGTCGCCGTAGGCCTTATTCGTCAGCACGTCCTCGTTGACGCCGAAGTACTCGAACACGTTGTCCTTGATCGCCTTCATCTGGTCGGCGTCCACCACCCACGGCTTGACGCTGATCTGCTGGATGTTGCTGTACGTGTTCGGGAACAGCAGCAGCCCGCCGCCCTCGGCGTCGCGCGAGAAATTCTCCGCCGTGAAGCGCTTGCGCTCTTTCGCCAGATCCTCGGCCTTGCTGAAGTTGGAAAGCTGCGCCATAAAGCGATAAGTGGCCGCGCTCTTCACGCCTTCCTCGATGCCCTGATTCTGCATGTGGATCAGGTTCATCGTCGGCAGCAGCACGCGGTTGTCCTCGCCGAACAGATCGCTCTCGTGCTGGAATTTCGTCAACACGCCGCAGGCACTCAGCTCCACCGCCGCGCGCTCGCCCCATGCGAACTCGTAGCGGATGTACGGCTTGCCGCCGTACTGCACCAGCTCGCACTTCGACGGCAGCGGCGCGTAGATGCCCGTCACCTGCCCGTACTCATCCCACACCGGCGTCACGAACGCCGTGTTGTAGATGTCCAGCAGCGTCGAGAGCCGGTACATAAACTGGCCCCACGTCTGGATCTCGTTCGGGCCATGCCGAAGTCGCGCCTGCAGCGCCGGCTGCGCTGCGCCCTTCAGCTCCACGCTCAGCTTCGACACGTGCGTCGCGCGGATGTTGATCGCCGCGCGGATCAGCTCCGATTCGTACACCCCGCCCGAGTAGCTGGTAAAGGCGGGCGCGTAGCCGTTCAGCAGCCGAAAGACGCCCTCATAGTCGCCGCTGGGCTTCGGCCGGCGGCCGAATAGCCTGTCAAACAAAGACATTTCAATCACCTCAGTTTTTCAGCTGTTCGCCGATGTCGTTGTACCATTTCTGGCGCACCGTCATCGCGTCCAGCAGCGCCGCCGCGCCGTCGATGTGCATCGAAGGGTTGATCTTCACCAGCTTGCCGCGCCCGCGCTCCGTCGACATCTTGATGGCACTGTTCAGCAGGTGGATCTTCAAAAGGTCGTTGTCCCCGATGTGAATCTTGCCCTCTTCCAGAAGTCCCTGCGTCTCCTGGATCACGCCGTAAAGGTTCTCGCCCTGGAACACGTCGTCCATGTGAAAGCCGTACGCCTTCATGTCCTGCACCAGGTACTGCGCCGAATATCGGTCATAGCCCACCTGCAGCGGGAAGATCTGGAACTCTTCCACCAGCTTCACGAACCAGTTGTAAACGTCGTGGTAGTCGATCAGGTTGTCGCCGCTGGGCGTCAGCAGGCCGCGCTGCACGTAGATGTTGTACGGCACGCCGTCCCGCGCGATCGCTTCGTCGATCTTCTCCGCCGGCAGAAAGAACTGTGCGAACACGTACAATTCGCCGTCCTTCTCGATCACCGCCAGCGCCGCCGTCAGGTCGCGCACCTGCGAAAGATCGATGCCGCCCACGCAGTAGCTGTTGCGGAACGTCTCAAGGCTCAGCGCCGGGCCCGATGCCAGGTTGACCGTCTGCTGCGAAAGCCATGCCAGGCTCGAGTTCTGCTTGATGTTGCAGTATTTGCACAGGAACTCGGCCTTCTTCGACAGCGACCCCTCGGCGATCGAAATCTCTTCCAGCATGAAATCGACCGACACGCTCACGCCGAGGTTCGGATTGCTCTTGCGCAGCTCGTTGATGTCGTTCCACTTGTCCGGGTCGTCGATCATGTACAGGATCGGCAGCAGGCGTTTTTCCTTGCTGTCGCCCAGCAGAAACCGCGTCGAGCGCTTCATCAGCTCATCGTAGATGCTGTCGTTGATATAGCCCGCGGTCGAGCAGCTCAGCAGCAGCCCCTCGGGCCGCGCGCCCATGCCGCTCTTCATGACCTCGTACTGCTTCAGGCCCTTGTCGCCTTCCCACGCGGCGATTTCGTCGCAGATGCACAGCGAAGGGTTGAAGCCGTCGCTCTTCTTTGCCGAGAACGCGATCTTCTTCACCGTGCCGTTGT